GATGCGGTTGAAAGGCTGATGGCAGGGAAGAGGGCAGACTTTTGCTTTACCTCGCCACCGTACAACGCAGCGATAAAGTCTGCTCAGATGCACAGCAAGGCGCCGAAGTCAGGCGCTGGTGGCTTGTATGTCGGCGGGTGCTCGGACGACAAGTCGAGCACTGAATACATTCAGTTCAACTCGGACATCATCAGTGCGCTCTCGGCAGTGGCGGGCGAGAATTTCACCTGTTGCTACAACATCAACTACAACAAGAACAGCCCGAGCGAGTACATCGACGTTATCCACGCTGCCAAGCAGAGCATCCCACTGGTTGAAACTATCGTTTGGGAAAAGGCGATGGCGGTCTCGCTGCAAGGCGACAACCTGACGCGCATCTTTGAGTTCGTCTTTGTGCTGTGCAAGGGCAAGTTCAAGATCAACAAGAACCGCACCGACTGCCTGAAGAATCTGTGGAAGATAAGCAACATCGGCGCGAACCACGAAAGCCACAAGGCTTGCTTCCCGATCAAGCTGGTCGAGGAAGGCATCAAGAACTTCGCGCCGCACGGTGCTGTGATCGTCGAGCCATTCGGCGGAAGCGGGACAACGCTGATTGCGGCAGAAAAGCTCGGGTGCAGTGCATTCCTGATGGAACTAGACCCAAAATACTGCGATGTAATCATAAAACGCTGGCAGGATTTTACAGGTAAAAAAGCAACTCACGCTGAAACAGGAAAAACTTTTGAGGAAACACAATGACCGTAGAAGAAAAAGACAAAGGCGGAAGGCCGCCTCATGTGCCAGACGATAAAACCCGAAAGACAGTCGAGGCCATGTCAAGCTACGGCATCCCCCAAGAAGATATTGCAAAAGTTATTGGCCTTGATCCAAAAACGCTGCGTAAGCATTACGAATATGAATTGGACACGGCGGAGATAAAGGCAAACGCGCAGGTTGCCCAAAGGTTGTATCAGAAGTGCATGAATGATGATACAAGCTCAATCATATTTTGGTTAAAAACACGGGCGCAATGGAAAGAAACCATCAAGCAGGAAAGCCAGCTCCTCGGAAAAGACGGGAATCCGGCGGACCAGCCACAGAACATCACAAATTTAATATTGTCAAAGATTTCTACATCCGAGCTGGAGCTTGCTATTGAGCAATCAAAAAATCAACATAACGATTGAGGATGTAAAGGCGGAGCTGGAACGCAGGAAATACAATAAAATGGATTATTGGTTTCCAGACACTGGTCCTTTTGCACGCGAAAACTACAAAAAACACATGAAATTCATTGAAGATAGCGCGACCAATCGGGAATGTGCGCTTATGGCCGCGAACAGGATCGGGAAAACGGAATGCGCGTCTTACGCCGTTTCTTGCCATTTAACTGGTCGTTACCCGAAATGGTGGAATGGTAGGGTATTCAAGAAACCAATAAATTGGTTGGTGGCAGGTGAAACTGGAAAGCTTGTGCGCGATTCGATTCAGCTTAAATTATTAGGCCCTCCCAATGATATTGGCTCAGGAATGATCCCGAAAGACTGCATTATTGGTAAACCAAGGCCAAAGGCTGGGACTCCCGATGCGGTAGATGTTGCCTATATCAGGCATAAAACTGGTGGTCAGTCAATTCTACAATTCCAATCATACGACCAAGGCCGGACCGCATTCCAAGCAACGGAGCGCGATGGTATAGAACTTGATGAAGAGCCTCCACTTGACATTTACTCCGAATGTCTTGTCCGGACCATGACAACAGGCGGGCTTGTCTTGTCAACATTTACCCCCTTAAAAGGGGTATCTGATACAGTTCTTGCGCTGCAAGATAAAGCAGAGAATGGATTGTGTTCCCTAACTATTGCTACATGGGATGATGCCCCACACTTGACGGAAAAAGATAAAGCCGAGTTGATGGCCTCACTTCCTCCTCACCAGCGAGACGCAAGGACAAAAGGCGTTCCCGCTTTAGGTTCTGGGGCCGTTTTCCAAATATTGGAAGCAGATATATCTTGCGACCCCTTCGAAATTCCTAAGCATTTTAAGCGTCTGTACGGATTTGACGTAGGTTGGAACAATACCGCCTGCGCTTGGGGAGCGTATGACGCTGAAGCTGATGTTATTTACGTCACCCATACTTACAAGCGCGGGCAGTCAGAGCCAGCTACGCACGCGCAGGCAATTAAAGAGCGCGGAGATTGGATATTGGGAGCCATTGATCCTGCTAGCCGTGGAAGGGCGCAATCCGATGGGGAACAGCTTATTGCTTTATACCGTGGGCAGGGGCTGAATTTAATTTTAGCTGATAACGCTGTAGAGGCCGGAATTTTTGATATGTACGAGAGGATGGCAACCGGACGGCTCAAGGTCTTTTCAACTTGTTTTGAATTTTTTGCGGAATATCGCCTTTATCGCAGAGATGAAAAGGGGAAAATAGTTAAACAAAACGATCACGTTATGGACGCGGCAAGGTACATGGTCAGAAGTATTATTGGGGCGGGGGTTGTTAATGTTAAGCGCGATGACCCCTACGCCCAATCTGGTAAGCGTGTTGGCTGGATGGGATAAATAAACACTTTGCGATTGATTTTTCTCAAAAAATATGAATATCCTTGTTAACCTTTGGTCTTTACCAATTGCACCCCATGCCCCCTAGGCCAGATTTTCCGTTGTATTGGCGAAAAACTTGTCTGATTTAATCGAGCGAGCAAAAAAAGGCTATGAGGACGCTGATTCCCATTGGTCCAGTATCTATGAGGCTGGGGAAGAAGATTTGTATTTTCTTTCTGACAGTGAGGGAGCGCAATGGGACCAAAAGTCATTTGAAGCGCGGAAAAACCAAAACAAACCAGCTCTGCAAATTGACCAGCTAACGCAGTTCGTCAATCAGGTGTCAAATGACATCAGAATGAACACTCCTAGCATCAACGTCATCCCGCATTCTGGTGGCGCGGACATAGAAACGGCGGAAATATTTCAAGGCAAAATCAGAGATATTGAACAGTCCTCAAATGGGGATGATGCTTACGATTATGCCGTCAACTCTGCGATAAAGGGATCAATCGGGTTTCTTCGAGTTGACCATAGATACAAAGACGATGAATCCTTTGCGCAGGAACTATACATTGAGCGGGTCGTAAATCCGTTTAGCGTGATGATTGACCCTTCTAGCATTGCCCCTGATGGATCAGACGCTAAATGCGGTTGGGTTTTAGACGAAATCAGCAAAGAAGAATTTGAAAAGAAATATAAAGGGTTTTCCCCCGTATCGTTTCAGACGAAAAGTTCTATCGGAGACGACAAAGGAAAAATAACACTCTGCGAATATTTTGAAATCGAAGAAGAATTAATCAATATAGCCAAGCTTGAAGATGGATCTGTTGTTGAAGTTGCCGAGGGTGAAAAATACTCTGAAGTTCGGGAGGTGGTCAGGAGCGTTGTTAAACGCTATCACCTCTCAGGAGAGGATGTTCTCAAAGAAACGACATTCCCAGGCAAATACATCCCTCTGGTCCCTGTGTATGGCGAAGAAGCTTGGAGAGATGGGAAGCGTTGTCTGCACTCCCTAATTCGTAAAGCCAAAGACCCACAACGCCGTTATAATTTCTGGGCTTCAACCGAAGCTGAATTGCTTATGAAGTCTCCCAAAGCGACTGTTATAGCTGTCGGAGGGACAACAGAAGCCTATGCAGAAGATTACAAAGACCCAGACAATGCAATTGTTTTGCGGTACGACCAAACGGATGCTAGGGGAAACCCTGCCCCCGCTCCACAAATTAACCCGGGACCACAAATACCTTCTGGCATTGTTAATGCTATGCAACGGGCCGCTGAGGACATCAAGTCCACGCTGGGGCTTTACAATGCTTTCATCGGCCAAAGATCAAACGAAACCTCCGGCGTGGCTATTAAGCAGCGCAAGATGGAAGGTGACCGCGCCGTGTATCACTTTGGCGATAACCTCGTTCGTTCCATTACCCATGTGGGCCGGATACTTGTTTCAGCTATTCCCGTTATTCACTCCGAGCCTGAAATAATCCGTATTGTCGGAAAAGAAGAATCGAGTGAAGAAGTTGGCATCAATGGAGCTTTAGTCGAAGGACAAGAGCGTTCATTTTTCCTCGATCAGGGGAAATACAACGTTTCAGTGACCACGGGAGCATCCTACGCAACCATGCGCGAAGAAGCAGCCGAGTTCTTCCAGCAGGTCATACAGTCGCAGCCCCAACTTATTGAGGTCGCTGGTGACTTGATGTTTAAGTTTATGGACTTCCCGGGCGCACAAGCACTTTCCGAGCGCATGAAAAAACTTGTTCCCCCTCACTTGCTCGAAGAGGAAGCCGAAGACCCCGCTGTTATGGCTTTGAAGCAAGAAAACGAACAATTGAAGCAATCAGTTCAGGCTATCGGTGCAGAAATGCAAGCCGTTAAGCAGCAGCTGGACAACAAGCAAGGCGAGCTGCAAATAAAGTCAATGGATAGCCAGCTAAAGGCAGAAGCTGAAAAGGCAAAAGCTGAGCTTGAGGTCATGAAACTCCAGCTTCAAGAGCGCGAAGGCATGAGTGACACGGCTATAAAGCAGCGCGAACTCGAAATCAAAGAAAAAGAGTTAGAAATCAAAATAGCTGAGCTTCAACTAAAAGAGCGGGAAATGATTTTGAACGCTCAAGCCAGAGCACAGCAAATTGAAGAAAATTCTTTCAACCAGATTAGCGGCGAACCAGACATTGATTAGCTGCTCTAAAATTGGGCCATTGCCTAATCTCTGCCAAATAATTGACAGGGAAAATAAAAGAGGATAAAATGAATACCATTGATACTGATGGCCAACTAGCCACTAGTGCGGACGCTTCTGAAGACACGGATATTTCCGTAGTCGAAACAGACGATAGCGAACAAGACATTTCCGAAACTGAACCAAAGACAGACGGCGAAGATGCCGATGACGGCGGCGACATTTCCAAGGAAATGAAAACAATCAAAAAAGCGTTGAATAAGAAAAATCGTTATATCGACAATCAACGCGCAAGGATTCGTTCTCTTGATGCGCAAATTCAGCAATTGAAAAGCCAGAATACAAACACATCGAATGCTCCAGAAATGGGACACTTTGAAAGTGTGATTGATTATATGAAGGCAGATCAAAGCTACACTTTAGACCAAAAATTAGCGGAACAAGCTACAAAACAGCAGATTGACCATTTGCAAAACGAGCAAAACATGGTCAGGCAGCAACAAGTGCAAATTATGGCCGAAACCATGTCCGAATTGCTCAATAGCAATCAAGATGTAAAGGCCGTCATTGGTAAGAACAACGCGGTAATTCAGGCGATGCCTCCCCACATTGAGGCTCTTATGTTTGAGATTGATAATGCTCCCGCCGCAACTTACGCACTGGCC